GGGAGTTGTTTTGCCTTTTCTTCGTGGGTCAAAGGTGCAACCTCTTTCAATGCACTTTCTTCTGCCAGCCTCGTGCCGACACTTGAGAAGTCATTCATTAAATCTCTCCGATTTTTGTTTTTGGTCTAATACGAATTCCCGTGCAATCAGCAGACCCCGAATCTGACCGCACGTTGCTTTGTATTCCGACAGGTCACTTACGTTGCCTGTGGCTACAAAATCTCGTAATTGATAAATTTTGTCGTCAATATTTTTAACAATTACGTCAAAGTTATCCATCATTCACCTGTCGTTGGTTTTGTTGGGGGTTTGTTTTTTGCATCATGCAGTTTGAACAGCGACTCTCTGTTTAAACGGTCTTTGGAAGAGGCCATCTCGTAGCCCAATCGGTGACCGCCAAGGTTGAGTTTTTCCTGTTCTGCCTCTGCTTTTTGAGCCAAAGTCGCCTTTTCGTGGGCAATCTTGACTCCCAGCTTGTGTCCTTCCAAGCTGGTTTGTGCTTCCAATTTGGCTTCTTCGACCTGCAATTGAGCCTGTTTGAGGGCTGTATCTGCTTCGTCTTTTGCCATTTTTCGTTTGATTTCTTCGCCCTTGAGTTGCAATTCCTGCATCTGCATTTGGATGATGGGGTCTTGCTGTTGCTGGGCAATTTGCTGTTGAGCGGCTTCGGCTTGGTTCTTTTGAAGCAATTGCTGGCTGGCTTGCGCTACCAGACGGGCGATCTGGACTTCGTACTCCTGCGGCAGTTCGTCATCGTCCTCCGCCATATAAGGCAGGGGAGCGCCAATCTGCTGTTCAATCTGCTGACGGTACTGGAAGCCAAAATGCTCCGCAATGTGCGCCTGAAGACCTGCGGTAATTTGCTGTGCGTTGGGGCTTTGACCCACAATTGCCGCCGTCTTGGGGTCTTGCAGGAAGTTCATGTGGGAAGCGATGTGAGATTCGTGATCTTGGTAGATAAATGCCTTGAGCGGTTTGCTCATCATGGCATTCATGTTCTCGCTCAATGGATCACGAGGTTTCTGGTCATCTTCCAGAGGGATAAGCTTTTGGGCATTCCTGATGCCCAGCACATCCAGCATTTGGCGGTGTAGCTGTGGCATATTGTAGATACCGGGTGCGCCTTGGGCCAACTGCAAGACTGCCTGATATTGCACGATCTTTTGAGCCATTGTGGCGGCATTGGGGTCGCTGACAGGTATGACATCACAGCAGTCGTAGTCGGATTTCTTGGCGCTACGGCTACCTTCTTCTGGCTCGTAGTCATACTCATCTGGGGTGTAGTCCCTGATGATGTCTCGCAACAACACCAATTCCTGCTTCATGGAGTAGTGGATACGGGCTTGAACAGCAGACATCACCTTCAGGGTGCGTTCTAGCAGTGCCAGCGTGGAGCCAACGGGAGCGTTTGCAGACATATCTGCCACGTTTAAATCGCCTGAGCCAGCGGCTCTGCGGCCTTCTTCCACGATGTTTGCCAGCAACGCCATCAGGACTTGGCTTGGCTCCTTGTATGGAAGCGGCAAGAGGTTGTCTTTGAGTGTTCCGGAGGCAACATCCGCATCTCGCCACTCCCCGGGCGAAATTGGGGTGTCATCGCCCTTGACTCTCATGCCTTTGGTTTTGAATCCGCCGGGCAAATTGCTCAGAGTTCCAGCGTCCACCAACTGACGGATCAGCGATGTGCCTGACTTAGCAAAAGCACCGATCAGATGAATCAGGCCGAAGTAGTAGAAGCCAAAGCCGGGGACGTAGCCATAGTGAACGAAGTGGCTTCGTTTCTGATGGGTGGTGTCCTCTGGTCGCCAGTTGCGGCGCACAGCCAGCACGGTTGTGGTGTCTTTGTCGATGGTAACAATGTAGGGCAGAGCAATGCCGGTTGGCTCTCCGTTTTCATCGCAGTCTTCAAATCCGGGGATGTCAAGGTCAACTTGGACTTCATAGAACTTGTACCTGTCGTCTGTAGTCGCCTTGAAGCCCATCTTCTCGGCAATCTTTTTCTCCACCTCATCAAGGCTGGTGCTTGGCTCGCCCAAGTCCTCATCAACGTAAAAGCCTTGGTGAACCAAACGAGCAAACTCGTTTTTGGTTTTGCGCATCACATGAGTGATACGAGGAGAGTTTTGCAGGGAGGATGCGCCATACGGGACGATGATGTCTTCGGCTGGCACAAAGATGGATGTCTGGCGGTCAAGTGCAGGGTCAAAGTAGACCTTCTTGAATGCATTGCCTGAGAGTCCCAATCCCCAAATCATGCGCTCATGCTCTGGTCGGAACTCTGTCATCACATCCGTCAACTCATAGTTCATGTCATCCTGAACACGGGTGGCGGCTTCTTTTTTCTCTGGGGTTTCTTTCCCAATGATCTGGGTCTTGACTGGCCCAGCGGCGGGGAATGTCGCCATGATGGTTTCTGCTTGGAACTTGACCAGCGCCTCTGAGAGCAGTGGATGGTAAACGCCACAAGCGCCTTCCCAAGGTTCTGACCGCTCTTCGATTTTCATGCCGAGGAGTTCAAGCCCATCAACATAGGTTTGCATCCAATCCTTGCGGGAGCTTAGGTCATCCTCAATGTCACCCAGCAAATCATTGGCAATGGTGGCGAGTTCTTGAGGATCAATGTGTTCTGCAAGATTGGCATCAAAGGGGATGTCAGGAGTCTTTGTCTCTTCAACTGAAGCATCTTCGTCCTCGCCAATGATCTCAATTTCAATGTCAATTGAGGGAACTTCCTCTATGACTGCGAGTCCTATTGGCGCTTGGTACAAACTTTTTTCGATCATGGGGTTCCTCAGTAGTAGGCCGCTTTCTTTCGGCGGGGGACAAAGTCTTCTTCATCATCCGTGTTTAAACGGAGAAAACCGCCCTGCCGGAACCTTAACAGCGCCTGACTGGTTGAGTCAACTAAGTCGTCATGCTCACCATTTGGGAATGAGGCACACTCCTCCATGACCTCTTCAGCCCAGCGTCTATCTGGACACCAGACAAAGCCGGACGCAAATATGTCAGATATTGCGTTTACACGGGCTATCTTATCATTGCCTTTGCTCGGTGTGTACTCTTGCAGAGGGATTCCTGTGCGTCTCATCTCGTAGATCAGCGGCGCTCCTGCCGCCTTCTTTTCGATCAGTAGGGTGTCAGGTTCCCACTCGTTGTACATCTCAAACGCCTTGGCTTTGAGTTCAGGAAACTCCAGTCGGTCTTTGAATGCGTCAAGCAAGATGATGTTTGGCTGGGCATTGCCCTTTTCATCGGGGTGTCTGAACACTCCCCATGTGGTGCAAGCTGAATAGTCAGCCCTGTTGTGCTTCTCAAACGCCGTGTCCCAGCTTTGGATGGTGTATTCGCACTCAGGCGGCTCGTCTTTGTCCCAAATCTTCCACATTTCCCGCTTGATGAGCGCACCGCCCTCAGATGTTGGGTTTTGTTGGTACTGGGCTTCCCATTTTGGGACTGGAATCTCAGATTTGATGGCCTCAAGCTCTTCCTGTGACCAGAATTCAGGCCAAAGTGGCGCTCCAGAGGGCATTAATGCAGGAAATTCGATGACTTCCCACTCATCTCCGTCCCTTTTGACCGAGTTTGACACCACCTGACCCGTCAAATCCCGCTTTGACCACCGTGTCATCACGATGATGATGGCTCCCCCGGGCTGTAAACGCTGGCGAGGGCCTGAGCTATACCATTCATACACCCTGTCATAGACCTTTGGGTCGCCTTGCATGGCTTCCTGCTCGGAATGCGGGTCATCAATGATGAGAACGTCAGCGCCTTTTCCGGTTACAGCACCGCCCACACCAATGGCGAAGTAGTCACCGCCCTTGTTTGTATTCCAGCGTCCAGCGGCCTTGCTGTCTGTGGATAACTTTGTTGGGAAGATGCGTTGGTAGTGGCTTGTGTTTACAAGGTTTCTGACCTTTCGACCAAAGCCCACTGACAATTCTGCGGTGTGGGCTGTCTGGATGATCTTCTTGTGCGGGTATTTACCTAGAAACCAAGATGGAAACAGAAAAGAGGCAAACTCTGACTTGGTATGACGGGGCGGCATATTGATGATGAGCCGCTTGAGCTTGCCGTTGGCAACCCGCTCAAAGGCATCTGCCATGATCTTATGGTGTCGCCCTGCGATGAATGAGGGCCACATATCTTCTACGAACGGTATGAAGTGTTCCTTGCACTGCTCACGGCGATCAGCCTCCATAAGGAGTTTGATCTTGGGAATCATTTCATGCTCAGGCGGGAGTGTCTCCAGCATCTGGAGGTACTGCTCCATTTCCTGAGTGGTCAGAAGACTCATAGCTTGGTCATCTCATTGACCACTTTGTTGGTCAGCTTTATGGTTCGCATCTTCTTGGGTTGCATCTCAATGGCCCCCATCTTCTCCAGCTTGCGGATGTAGCGGAATATGTTGGACTTGCTCTTCATGCCAAGACCAATGGCAATCTCTCTGTAGGAGGGTGTGATCTTGCGTATTTGCTGACAGGCCACGATGAAGTCGTAGACCAATTTGGTTTTCTTTTCCATGCGAACCCTTATGCGAACATTTGTACGAACGCAATATAGCACGTTTAAACAGGATTAAGAACGATCAAGAAACCCGAAGGGTTGCAGTCCTATACACATCCACGCCGTCATGTATAGATTTTGCTGAAATGTTTACATGATGGTTGCAGGGACTGGAGTCGAACCAGCGATCTTCTGGGTATGAACCAGACGGGATACCACTTCCCCACCCTGCTATAGATTGTTGGTGGCAGGTGCTGATCCCCTGCTTTGCGCCTTAACGAATAGGTCTGTTATTGCGCTTAGACGACCTGACTTTGCGTATCAGCCTACGCATTCACCAACACGGCTGGAGACTATTACTAATAGTACCTAGTGACAATCCCCATGCGAATTGGAGCTAGAGCAGGGAGTTCCAGACCGAAGGAGCAACCAACAACCCAAAGTATCACAACAACAGGGAGTGGTCTGGTTACTATGCTCTAGCGAACGAAATATACATCAATTGGCTTGCCTGTGTACACCGATCTTGCAGAATTATGTGGAACGATGCAAACCACACCTCCAGAAGTCTCCACAAGATTATTTGCTTGTTGTTTAAACAATGCGAACGATACTGCCATTTTCAAAATATATAGGGGTGGGGGTGAAGTAATAGGAAAGTTAAGGGGGCTATTTTGTGAGATTG